GAAGCAAGGACTATCGTGGTTCTCCGACATGACCGCTGAGTCATCTGTGTTCACCGATATTTTTAAAACCGTAGCTGAATTCGCCAAGGATATTGGTGTTCTTGTAGGTGAGATTGCTACTATTTTGGTAAAAGATGTTGTTCCTCTAATAATGCCTTTTATCAGAATGCTTCTTGATGTGTTCCGCGATCTTACCAAAGAAATTTTTCCTATATTTACAAACATCATAAAAACAGTTATCCCAATTTTATCCAATATACTCAAGACATTATTACCGGCAATTTCATCCCTTTTCAAATCAGTAGGAAAGAGTTGGGTTGTTATACTTAAAGCTATTTCTGAAGCACTACTCACAGTATTTAAATCCCTACAAAAAGATTTACCCATTATCTTACCGGCTCTTTCAGAGCTAATTGTATCTGTAGGAAAACTTGTGACGGCACTTGCACCAGCTATGGGAATTTTGATTAAACTAACCGCGCTAGTAGTTTCTAAATTACTAGCTCCCGGTATGATTAGAGCATTAACATCTGTTGTAAACCTACTATCTACTTTGGTCAGCTCTTTATCAGATATTATCGGGTACTATATAGAAAAGTACGGGGCATCTATTTTAGATAAAACCAAAGACATTTTTGACACAATAGTGAAATATTCAAAAATGGCATGGGATAAAATGAAAAGCGGATTTCTTTCTGTATTTAATTGGCTGAAAAACACATGGACTACGATTAAAGAATTTTTTGGATTCCCAGAGATAGGAAAGGAAATATCCGGGATATTTAAATCAATGCTACGTGTAATGATGACCAGTATTGAAGTTATTAAAAAGCTTATAAATAAATCAATTATTGCGCCTCTCCGTGCAATTCTCAATTGGAAAGTGCCCTTAATAGATGATCGACTGAAGGATATACTTCACCTACCAGCCCCACGTTATCTCCAGTTTGGCGGTATTGTTACTAAACCAACACTTGCCGTGGCTGGCGAGGCTGGCCCAGAAGCTGTAATCCCACTAAAGAAGGAAATTTTACAGAAGATAGTACCTACACTTTTACCAGAGATAAAGTTGGTAACACCAAGTGAAATTGAAACGAAACACGAAAGTGAAACACTTGCTGTACTGAAAAGGATTGCTAAGGTTTTAGAAGCAAAACCAGTAGCTCCACAAGTAGTTTACAGTAGCCCTAAGGTAGCGTTTACCTTACATGGGTTCGTGAGGTGATAGATGACAGTAAGCCCACCAATCCAGTGTTCAATTGCATTAAGAGATGAGCCGACACAGCGTCTTCGATTTGAGTCGTTTCCAGAGACTATCTCTGAGGGGTATAATGTAGCTTATCGTCCTAGAAGAGGCAGAACGTCTGCGACTACTGCGGCGCACTATAGCAGTGGTGATTATGATGCTTTTAACCTAAAACTTACGTTCTATGCTGGTCTTAATGCAGACTTAACAGCTCCTAGTACAGTGGTAAATGGAATAGCTGGGGTAGTAAACTACGACGCGATGCTCCAGGATATGGAGAAAAAAGTACGCTGGCTTGAGGCATTATGCTTACCAAAACCTAAAAGGAGAAGGATAAGCAGTAATAGAAAGATTATCTTGGCAGGCGAACCACCTTATGTTTTGATAACAATAGGTAGGTTCCTAACAATCACCGGTAAAGTAACGAGAATAACGACCGTATGGAAAGGGCCTTTTCATCCGGAAACGGCCAGACCGCGATCGGCTGATGTAAATTTGTCGATAAAACGAATATTTGATTTCTACCCAGACTGGTATGATGTCGCCGAGTTAATAGAAAAACGACCGTTAAGTTCTGGCGATGTTACCACAGTAGATCAAGCAACAAAAACCAGAGTACAATAATGGCTACAATAAATGTTGCAATCGAAGAAAACAGCCGGTATAAAAAAACGGCATTATATACCAAAGATGGGAAGACTTTCTGGGGTATATGGAATAAGCCGAGCATTGTGTTGGATGGTGACGAAGAAATAGTAACCATAAAGCAGTCCTGGCGCGGTACATTAGACTTTTTGGCCGACGCCAGGTATGATGACCGCTCCCTTTTTTGGGCTATTGCTAGTATAAACGGGATTGCTAACATCGCCGAAGAGGTAGTTCCTGGTTTAAGAGTAATTGTCCCTAAAATAGAAAATATCAAAGCAGCGTTATTGGATAGTACAAATGCCTAGTTTTCATGGACTTAGAATAGATATTAGCGATGCCATTTCTAGTGTATCACAAACTAACATACGCGGCACTGACATTAGCGAGTATGTCCAGGGTATTGAGTGGCATGAATCGTTAATTACCGGTACTATGTCCATAAGACTAGAACTACTGCCAAAGACTATTAACGAGCTAGAAGATTTATGTTATTCCGACACGACAAGGGCCATTCGGATGACTACTACAAAGGACGGCGTAGAGAAGTCTACCGACTGGCGAATGTTCAAAGTAGAGAATGCTGGATTATATTATCGTGGTTCGGCTCCGGTAGTAAAACTAGAGGTAATAAGCCTGGTCGATAACTTAAAAGAGACTGACCGGTGGTGCGCTTATACTGAAGAAAATGTTTCTACCATCTTGGCAAAGATTGCCCAAAGAAATAACCTGGTATTTGATCAGGAACGTGCTCAATTATCGCAAAAGGGAACATGGTTTCAATGTGGCGAAACCGACTGGCATTTCATTCAAAGAATTCGCCATCAAATATTAACCACAAATACTCAAAAGAATGTTTGGTTCTACGTTGAAAATCAAAAGCTTATAACCAAAACAATAGAATATTCTGACCCAGCGGTGAGGAACTACGGTATAGGATCAGGCGATGACAGGTTAGAAGATATCAATTTTAGGTTCAATGGAAGTGCAGAAGATAATGGGGCTTGTACACTAAGTGTAATCGGATTTGATTTAGAAACAAAACAGACGGTTCTCTATACGGTTCCAGATAGCGCCGTGCCAACGCTGTCCGGTAGACTACCACGCGAGTACGGAAGTAGTAGAAAACATATAGTCACTACAGATTATGAAATAACCACTGCTACAGCGAAGTGGATAGAAGAGACATCAAAATATTTTTCGTTCAATATAAGCCTTCCAGGTGATGTTGGAATTGGACTATGTGATATAATTTCTGTGTCAGCCGTTGATCCAGATGGGAAAGAATCTGCTTGTAACGGCAGGTATCCGGTGTATGAAATTTTGCACATATACTCAGCCAACCCAGGTGAAAATTACGGGCTTTCAACTTATATAGGTGGGTTTAGAAAGTCATTTAATTTCGGAAATATTTTTGCCACTGGGTCAAATTTATCTGGAATTACTAACATTGACGCTTATGATATAACTAACAATACAGAGAATGCTTACTCTGTGCTTACTGCTATTAGTTTGGATTAGCTATGTACGGTATATTTCCCGGAAAAGTTGTAAATAATATTGACCCGGATAAGCGCGGGAAGATACAAGTTAGAGTGCCACAGGTGTACGGGACTGAACTAAACGGTATCCCAGACCAACATCTTCCTTGGGCATATCCGTGCCTACCTTTTGCCAGCAAACAGTCTGGACTTGTTGTCGTCCCAGACGTTGGTGCCGGAGTGTGGGTCGGCTTTAGGCAGAATGATGTGAAGTATCCAATTTGGCTTGGTTGTTGGATAACCGCAGAAGAGGCTACTACCGAACATGCAAGCGGCTATAACCCAACCCCAGAAAACTACCTGTTTAAATCGCCTGGTGGCAATATGATCCTAATTTCCGATTTAGCAGCCGAACCAAAAATAGCAGTTCAGGATATGGCTAACCAATCGGTTACTTTACTCCCAAATTCAAAAGAAGTGAAAGTAAACTGCCTGGGAAATTATACAGAGACAACAACAACTACTCATGAAAAACAAGTAGGCGTATCCTACAAGTGTACAGCAGGAACAAATATAGAGCTTGAAAGCGGTGTAAATACAGACGTTAAAAGTGGAGCAAATTTGGGAATTGATGTTGGCGGGGCCATGACTACAGCAGTGGCAACAACAAAAAATGAAACTGTCGGTCTTAGCTATTCAATGATAACTGGGCTTAACTGCTCAATCATCAGTGGCCTAAATATGCTTATTTCCTCTGGTGGTCTGCTAACGGTATCAGCAGCCGGAGCTGTGGCTATATCGGCACTGGCCACATTAGCCCTCACCGTAGCCGGTGCTTGTACATTGGCTTTTCAAGCAGCACTAACCATGAACGTGGCAGGCACAGCATTACTACTGGCAAATACAATAAAAATGGGAGTGGAAGCTAAAGCACAGAAGCTAACAAATAAAGCATTTATGGACTTATTTAATACCCATACGCATTTATATGCGCCGGGGCCCGGTTCACCGACACCATCAGAAAAGCCACTGCCACAGGCGATAGAACTACTGCACGTAACCCAAAATGTGGAGGCGAGTTGATGGATAGCAGAAAGTCTGGGCCAGCACTTCCATTCACCCAAAGTGTTCGCGGAGTATTGGGTAATAAAAATAGGAAGTCGTCCATCTCATCTGCTATTCAATTAATACTCTCTACTCCGGTTGGTAGTATTGTGTATGATCCCGATTTTGGTTCACATATACCATCTTTAGTCTTCGAGCCGATAGACGATACAACAATGAACTTGTTATTCTACTACGCTGTGTATGACCTGGAGCGTAATGATCCGCGAATAAATGTTACCTCTGTTACAATAAAAGAAGACCCGACTAATAGAAGAGTAGTCCTTTGGGTTGGCTACCGTGACCGTGACGATGAATACCAAAAACAACAACAGGCTCCTGTATCTATTTCTAGGAATTAAATATGACTTCTCCAGAAATAACCTATACAGATCGAACGTATGAGAATGTTCGCGCATCTATGATGCAGTTAGTAAAAGCCCGCTACGCAAATAGCTGGCTTGAATTTACTAAGACCGACATAGCTATGGCTATTCTGGATGTAGTCGCCTACTCACACGGTCAAAGCTCATACTACCTTGATATGATTGCTAGAAATGTATTTTCTGAACTGGCCGATCTACCAGAGGCGATAGGATATCATGCAAAACAATTCGGCTATGAACGAAAACGCCCAACTCCAGCATCGGTAGCAGTAACCCTATACCCAAGTCCGCCGCAGGTAGCGGCTATAACAATAAACAAAGGCGAAAAAGCAACCGTTGGCGATCTTACTTTTGAGGCAGCAGAAACCTATGTTATCCCTGCCGGTAAGTCATCCTGGCCGGACGATTCCACTGAAGACATAATTGTCTTTGTAGAAGGAGAATCCTTTACAGATACCTTTGTCTCAGACGGTACGTCCTATCAAACCTTTCAATTACTGCGCGATAATATCATCCAGGGGTCAATTGTAGTTACAATCCTTGATGCTGAGTGGAAACAGGCAACTTCCTTAATAAATATAGAAGGAACAGCCAGGGGCAGGGATATATTCACCGGAACTGGATTGGACTATCAAGTTGTCACTCTTGAAGATCAATATGCTATTATAGACCCGAATGATGAGGACTGTTTAGTTGTTTATGTAAATGGTGAAATGTGGTCACAGGTAGAAAACTACACCGACGCACCAAAAGAATTTATAGCTGAACAAACTACAGATGGTGAAACTATCATAAGATTTGGTCGATTACAGCATGAGGCTGCCCCTACGGATCAAAGTAGTATTGATGTAATATATATGATATCTGGTCCACAAAAGAGGTATACGGCCACTTATAATAGTAACGGACGAGTAGCAATAAAATTTGGTGATGGAAATGCTGGAGTAATTCCGCTTAATGGTGCTACAGTTACCGTTGCCTACCGCGTTGGTGGTGGCGTTGCTGGTAACTTAGAGCGCGGCGAGATGGACTACAATGTTCGTGGGTATTTACCATCTGGATCGAGTATCAATGTCCGTGCATATAACCATGAGGCAGGTACCGGCGGTAACCCAATAGAAACATTGGAGAGTGTTAAGCTAAATGCACCAAAATTTGCTACAACCAATAGACGCGCTGTAACGAAAACGGAGTTTGATATAATTTCCCAGAAGTTCTCTGATCCCGTTTACGGATCACCAACATTTACATCGGCAAAATTAAAGAGATCCGTACCAGAAGAGAATACCGTAGAAATTGCCGTATGGAGTCGGGACTCGGCGGGTAGGCTTACCACCCCGTCGACACCATTAAAGCGGGCACTTAAAAATCACATGCGCACCAGGGCGTTAGAGTGTGTCCCTGTAGAAATTATTGATGGGGCCATTATATATTTTGACGTTGAAGCTATAGTAAAGCTAACAAACAATCGAACGCCGGCCGCTGTGGTAGATTCAGTTACAACGCTACTACAAACACATTTCAACTCCACCTTTGTTATCCCTGGTCAAGACCTATCTTTAACCCTAATTGCTCAGAAGATAATGGAAAACCGCTATATATCCCTGGCGACACTTACAAGAGTGTACGGTTCAAAACTAGAAACAATTGATAAGGGTGTGGGCGACAACGCTACAGTAGAGTTTTCTGATAGATTTGTTGTCGAATACGGAACTACCATTGTACCGGGAACTTTCAAATTAACAGCAGGTGAACAAACAATTAGCGACGATGGTAGTAATGGATTCCAAGGGGACATAGATACCTCAGCAACCAAAATCATAGATTATGATACTGGATACTTTATCGTTTCCTTTTCAGATCCGCCAAGCAACACTACATACATAACCGCAGAAGCTAGAACGTATGCTTATATGCATAGTAGCGCAACGCATGAGATAGTGAACAGCAAGATTGATGGTATCCTATCATTTCAGCCGATAGTTGAGCGCCGCCCTATTGGTATTTGCGGTGGTATTACGGTAAATTTGACTCTTCCAGAAGAGTTTCTACCCTATTCCCCATACCAGGTTGTTTTCATTGGGGGTTATGACAATTATGGAACACAACCTGGGGGAAACATTATTGCCAAGGACGATGGCGAGGGGAATATTGTTGGTGATGTTCAACCTGGCGGTGAAATAGATTATGATACGGGAGTGGTAAATTTTACCTGGAACACCACCCCGCCGCCGGTATCGACAACAACTTATTATGGACGACTACTCCAAGCGCCTGATGGTTCAAGAAAAGAATTTGATTATGAAGTTAGAACCGCTTCTGGCGGTGGTGGATCGGCAGTAAACCTGGCAACAGAAGATGCCATCGGCAGGACGAAATATGTTTTATCAGATTTAACAACTAGTAGCGTAACTATATATGATGCCTGGGACAGCTCCCAAGGGCAGCTCGACGGGGAGAGTTTAAACAAAAGTTTCGTTAGTACAGTAACACATGATGCAAGCCCATCAACGGGGACACTACATTTTGTTTCAGCTCCAGAAGCAGCCGCCGGTCAAGATTTTATGATACAAAAAACCCCGATGACCTTACTTCTTTACACTGCTTTTAGTTCATTTATCATGGGTACAACAGACTATGATATTTACATTTTTGCCGACAATCTAGGAAGGTTCCACGGTGATGTTGGGGAGCTTTATCCATATGGATACTTAGATCACCGTAGTGGCCGTTACAAGACACTGATTGCAACACCATCTACCACTGGAAGAACCATGCAGATAAGGTATGATCCATTCATGGAATCCAATTGCAAGGATATACCGATTGATCACCAAACGATGCCGTCGTTCTCCACCGTTTCATTAGAAGAAATGCCGCTAGATGAGGATATATATGGCCAGTAGTGATTTAACCAACAACCTGCGAGCTGAATTATATAAGCGCCTTATCCCCAAGATTATCGAAGAGGATCTGGATAACCCGATCCAAGGCCCGGTTAACTTTTGGAATGATCCAAATTTTACCTGGAATAGCGGTGCTACCTGGAATGAATTAGGCATGATGCCGGTGATCAAAAACCTATTCTACGTAATTGAAACGGAGGAGACAAAACGCTTAGAAGAGATTGAAGGGTTACTATCGCTAATTGACCCGGATACATGCCCGGAAGAGTTTTTGGATTATATGGCTGGATCGTTTGGCCACCCACTCGAAGACGCCGACGTTGAAACAAAAAGAGAAATCATCAAAAGTATATTTGAACTATACACAAATAAGGGAACACCGGTAAGCTGGGAAGTGTTTTACCGAATGATTGGGTTTAAGGCAATCCCATATCCACTATGGAAGAAAGACCTAAACGAGGCTGATAATAATTATCGGAGAACTCAGTATGAAACGGAGGAAGTATCGGAGGTTATTGGTTCTTCTGGTCTGACTGACTATGCTGGCCAATTATCAAACACTCCGATAAAACCAGGAACAATTAGAATACGTTCAGGTACTGTTGTTTTCCGAGACAATGACGATCGTTACTCATCAAATTATGGTGATTTAATTTCAAAGGATGGTGGTACTGGCAGTATAAACTACGCTAACGGAAAATATAATTTAGCGTTTCCAGCAACAACCACCGATAATGTAACAGCATACTATGAACACATAACCAGTGACTTCCCCTATAGAGCTGCAAGAATAGATTTAGAAGTTTTTTTCCTGTTGGACGAGGGCGGGGAGTTCGGGTTTGATTCTGACAAACTACAAAAAATACTTGAAAGACTAGAGATGATCAGACCCATCCACGTTCTCGTTCGCCTGGTTTTTATTGTGCTGGATGTGCCCGACGAAGTAGAAGATTTTTGCACGGATAATAAAATTTGTGGGCCGTCAAAGGCTATGGAGGAGCGTAACTTTGAAACCAACATGATCCTTGGAGACTGCGCACCTGGAGTAGAGGATAGTTTTGTGGTCACCGAAACGGGAGCCACAACAAGTATTACACAAGTAATTGACGACCCGTGCGTATTCGAGCTAAATCCGATCGACGCACTAAAGATTGAGTTTACGGACGGAAGGCCGACAGAATGGTGGTAGAATATGTTTGATTTTAACGTACCGGCGGTAGGGAACCCCGCCGACGCTTTAGAGATTCAAGCAAATTTTGCGGCACTGGCTACTACCAACTTCACGGAGGATGCTGCTTATCCCTTGAATCCCAGGGACGGTATGCAACGGGTGTATAAACAGTCATCTACCGTGTGGTTGTGGCAAATCTACAAAGATAGTTCCTGGGTTACCATAAAGGATATATTCAGCACTTCGGGAACTTTGCAGCGAGATGAGCTTACAATAACTACTCCTGCTGCTGTATGGACATTCACGCATGGTTTTGGTGTGCATCCGTTAGTGCAAGTGCAAAATAGCTCTGGTTATCTGTTGTCGCCGGCAAGTATACAACACACCAGCGTGAATCAAGTAGTTGTAACACACGGTAGCCCACAAACAGGAAAAATCGTAGTGATAGGATAAAAAATGAATCCAGCAGATAAATTAAGACGAATTTTGCTGAAACAGTATGGCCCTCCAAAAGGCAAGGGAAAGGCAACTATCGCCTGCGCAGATCGGGTGCCGGTGGCTGAGGGACATGTTAAAATAGAAGCAGTATACCCAGACGGTCGCCGGGAAGTTCTTGTTGATGATAAGAATAAGGTAGTCACCCAGGCTGAGACAATTATGCCATATATGACACTCGGCACAAGAACGATGTCCTATATTAATTAGGAGATCCAAGCACAGCGACAACTCCGGCATTAACCGATACAAACTTGGAACAAACAACCGGGCAGCGGAAAGCAATTTCCGGAAGTGTATCAACAAATACCGCTACATACTCTGCCCAGTGGTTAACTACTGAAGGTA